ATTCCCTCATTTATCAGAGAGTGATCTTGAGGATATAATGAAGAACAAAAGTTTTAATAGAAATAATAACACCACTAGGTTTTCACAAGATAAAGAAGATAATAATACTGTTCAAATTCTATACTTCAATTATAAAACATACATGAATGAGGTTTATAAAATAAAGGAAACTGGAACAGGCGCTGATAAAATTATACCTAAAGATGATAGTTTTGATCCCCCAGCAGATAAAGAAGGTGGGTACTCTAAAATGTTACGGTCGATAGAATGTTTGTATGAGGGTGCTATGATTCTTGGCACTGACAAACTACTTAAATGGGAGATGGCTAGAAATATGCTGCGTCCTAAAAGCGATTTTACTAAGGTTAAAATGAATTATACTATTGTTGCTCCTAGAATGTATAATGGTAAAATTGAATCATTAGTGGGTAGAATTACTGGTTTTGCAGATATGATTCAATTAACCCATTTGAAATTACAGCAAGTAATGGCTAGAATGGTTCCAGATGGAGTTTACTTAGATGCTGATGGGTTAGCTGAAATAGATTTAGGTAATGGAACAAACTACAATCCACAAGAAGCGTTAAACATGTTCTTCCAAACTGGTAGTGTTATAGGACGAAGTTTCACCTCTGAAGGCGATATGAATCCAGGTAAAGTTCCTATTCAAGAAATTACAAGTGGAAGTGGTGGAAATAAAATCCAAGCATTAATTGCAAATTATAATTATTATTTACAAATGATTAGAGATTGCACAGGTTTAAACGAAGCTAGAGATGCTAGTACACCTGACAAAAACGCTTTAGTTGGCGTACAAAAATTAGCAGCCGCAAATTCCAATACGGCTACAAGACATATATTACAAGCTGGATTATTTATAACCGTTGAAATTGCTGAATGTTTATCACTTAGAGTATCTGATATTATAGAATATTCTCCAACTAAAGATGCTTTTATTCAAGCTATTGGCACGCATAACGTAGCTACGTTAGAAGAGATGAGCAATTTACATTTATATGATTTTGGGATATTTATAGATTTAGCTCCTGATGAAGAGGAAAAAATGATGTTAGAAAATAATATTCAAATGGCCTTGCAGCAACAAAGTATAGAACTTGAAGATGCTATTGAAGTAAGGGATATTAAAAATTTAAAACTTGCAAATCAGTTATTAAAATTACGTAGAAAAAAGAAAGCTGTTAAGGACGAGGAACTTCAACAAAGAAACATACAAGCACAAGCTCAAGCAAATATACAGCAACAACAAGCATCTGCTCAAATGGAGATTCAAAAAAACCAAGCAAAAGTTTCGTCTGACTCTCAATTAGAACAAATTAAAGCAGATCTTGATTCTAGAAAACTACGAGAAGAAGCTCAAATCAAAAAAGAATTGATGCAATTAGAGTTTCAAATGAACATGCAGTTAAAAGGAATAGAAGTAGATGGGCAAAAAAACAAAGAGAAGGAGAAAGAGGATCGTAAAGACCAAAGAACAAGGATCCAAGCAACTCAACAAAGTGAACTTATAGATCAAAGAAATAACGCAAAACCACCTAAAAACTTTGAATCCGCAGGTAATGATATACTTAGCGGAGATTTCGATTTAGGTGCGTTTGATCCAAGATAAATTTTTTATTAACTATTATTATATTATATTATGGCAAAAAAGAAAAAAGAGGTAGAACAGACTACCAATGAACCTAAAGGTGATGTTACAAAAGTAAAAGCAAAAATGAAAAAACCAGCGGAAGTTATTGAAGACACAATAACTAAAGTTGATTTAAGTAAACCACCAAAAACAGAAGAAGATGAACAACCCGTGGTTACCACAGAAACCGAGGACGTTCAAGAAAAGGTTATTGAAGAAACGATTGATAAAAAAGAGGACGTTGAACAGTCTACAGAAGAAAATGTTGAGCAATCTATTATAGAAGAAATTACTGATGAAGAAAAGATTGAAAACGTAACAGAGAAAGTAGAAGAGGCTATAACTCAATCTGTAGAATCTGGAGAACCTCTTCCTGAGAATATTCAGAATTTAGTAAACTTCATGCAAGAAACAGGTGGTGATTTAAACGACTACGTAAAGTTAAATAAAGATTATTCTAAAATGGATAATCAAACTTTATTACAAGAACATTACAAACAAACTAAACCTCATTTAAGTTCAGAAGAAATAGATTTTTTAATGGAAGATCAATTTTCTTATGACGAAGATATAGATGATGAGAAAGATATAAAAAGAAAAAAATTAGCGTTAAAAGAGCAAGTTGCCAACGCTAAAACTCAATTGGAAGAGAACAAATCCAAATATTATCAAGAAATTAAAAGTGGATCGAAACTCACAAGTGAGCAACAAGAAGCTATTAGTTTTTATGATAGTTACACAAAAGAATCAGGAGAAGTTGAAAAACAACAAAAAGCAGCTAAGGCAGATTTTTTAAATAAAACTAATAGATTTTTCGGCGATCAATTCAAAGGTTTTGAATATAATGTCGGTGAAAAAAGATTTAGGTTTAATATTAATGACGCTAGTAAAGTAATGGAAACCCAAAGTGATATTGGAAATTTTATCGGAAAGTTTCTTGATAAAAATGAGAATATAAAAGACGAAGCTGGTTACCATAAATCTTTATATACAGCAATGAATGCTGACGCGGTTGCTAATCACTTTTACGAACAAGGTAAAGCTGACGCTTTAAAAGAAAGTGTAGCAAAATCTAAAAACATTAACATGACGCCAAGACAGGAGTTAGGTGAAAATACTAACATAGACGGCGTTAAAGTTAAAGTTTTAGGTGATAATACTCCTGATTTCAAGTTCAAAATTAAACAAAAATAACAATTTAAAATTACAAAATTATGGCAATTTCGAATCCTGGTGGTAATTTGAATAGCGTACCTGCATCAATTCAGCAGGCGTTACAAACAAATTACCTAGATTTGGCATCATCCTCAAACGCTGGATGGTCCCAACAATATGTACCAGACCTAATGGAAAAAGAAGCTGAGGTATTTGGTCCTAGGACTATATCTGGATTTCTTTCACAAGTTGGGGCTGAAGAGTCTATGACGGCTGATCAAGTCGTTTGGTCAGAGCAAGGTAGACTACATTTATCTTACAAGTGTGAGGTAAAAACATCAACTACTATTCAAATTCAATCTGATATCGATGGTAATAACTCCGACACTACTAATGGTATTTCTGGTTCTGGTGGTTCACCAGTTAATCACGGTATTAGAGTAAACGATACTATTATTGTGTCTGATGCAACTAACGGTATTGTAAAATGTTTAGTTACAGTTGTAGCTTCTAGTGATACAATTACTGTAGCTCCTTATAAAGCGGCTACATTAACTGGTACTACATCTGCTTTAGCAACTACCGTGTTAGTTTATGGTTCTGAATACGGTAAAGGTCAAAGTTATAATCCTGCAACGGGTTATTCTGCGGCTGGTACTGATACAAGAGGTGCTAACGAACCTTCATTTCAGACTTTTTCAAATAAACCAATTATCTTAAAAGATTACTACGAGGTATCAGGTTCTGATGTTTCTAGAATTGGTTGGGTTGAAGTAACTTCTGAAGGTGGTGGTACTGGATACTTATGGTATCTAAAAGCTGAATCTGATACAAGAGCGCGTTTCACTGATTATTTAGAAATGTCAATGTTAGAGAGTGTGAAGACGTCAGATGCTTCAACTGGAGTTGAGATAGTAGGTGATACACTGCTTTATGGATCTGATACTGGTGATGTTATAGGTACTCAAGGTTTATTTGATGCTATCGAAGATAGAGGTAATATAACTTCTGGCATTACTGGTGTTAATAGTGCTACTGATTTAGCTGAATTTGACGCTATTTTAGCTGAGTTTGATTCTCAAGGTGCAATTGAAGAAAATATGATGTTTGTAAACAGAGCTACTTCACTAGCAATGGACGACATGTTAGCTTCTATGAATTCTTATGGTGCTGGTGGTACTTCTTATGGAGTATTCAACAACTCAGAAGATATGGCGCTTAATTTAGGTTTCTCTGGTTTCAGACGTGGATCTTACGATTTCTACAAATCAGATATGAGATACTTAAATGACAAAGCTACAAGAGGTGGTATAAACTCTGCTGATGCTGCTAATGCAATTAGGGGAATTATGGTTCCAGCTGGCACATCAACAGTTTATGACCAACAATTAGGAAAGAATCTTAAACGTCCTTTCTTACATGTACGTTATAGAGCTTCACAAACTGATGATAGACGAATGAAATCATGGGTTACTGGTTCCGTTGGAGCTGCTACATCTGCTTTAGATGCAATGCAAATCCACATGTTATCAGAGAGATGTTTGATTACACAAGGTGCTAACAATTTCATGTTAATGAAATAGGCATTTATACTTTAAAAGAACCGAGGTTTCGGCCTCGGTCCTTTTATTTTTATTAATTTTATTATATATTATATTATGGCAAAGAAAACAAAAACAGTTGAGGTGGAAGAACCTCAAGTTCAAGAAGAAGTAGCAGTTGAAACTGCTCCGGTTGTAGAACAACCAAAAGTAAGAGAAAGAAAAGTACCATCTAATGAGTGGGAAATTAAAGATCGAATGTATCTTTTGAAAGGTGGAAAAAGACCACTTTCTAGATCAATTAAATCTGCAAACATATATTACTTTGACAAAGAATTAGGATATGAAAGAGAATTAAAATATTGTCAAAATCAAAAAACACCGTTTGTAGATGAAATGAAAGGTGACCAAAGATTAGAACATATTATTTTTAGATCTGGAAATTTATTTGTAGAAAAAGAAAAGGTAACTTTACAAAGGTTACTAAGTTTATATCACCCGCATAAAGATAAGATATACGAAGAGTTCAGACCATCTAAAATAGCTGCTGACGAAATAGATGTTTTAGAAATGCAAGTGGATGCGCTAACAGCAGCAAGAAACATAGACATTGATATGGCAGAAGCCATTATGCGTGTTGAGAAAGGTTCTGAGGTATCTAAGTTGAGTTCTAAGGAACTTAGACGTGATTTACTAGTATTTGCTAGAAACAACCCTAAACTCTTCTTAGAGCTTGCGGATGATGAGAATGTGATGTTAAGGAATTTTGGTATTAGAGCTGTAGAAGCTGGAATATTAAGACTATCTTCTGATCAAAGGAATTTCTTATGGGGTAGTAATGGTAGAAAGTTAATGGTTATTCCATTTGACGAACATCCATACACTGCTTTAGCACATTGGTTTAAAACTGATGAAGGAATGGAGATTTACTCCAATATAGAAAAACGATTAAATTCGTAACAACCCTAAAGAATAGCCACTCTATTTAGGGGTGGCTATTTTTTTAAAACAATATTATGAAATCACAAGGATTAGGCGATTCAATAGAAAAATTTACAAAAGCAACTGGAATTAAAAGTTTAGTGCAAATGGGGACTAAAGCTGTAGGTAAAAAAGATTGTGGTTGTAATAAAAGAAAAAAAGCTTTAAACAAGGCGTTTCCATATAAAAATAATAAATAATGATAAATATAGATACAGTATATCAAACTGTTCAAGCGTTAGCCAATAAAGAACAAAGAGGTTATTTAACCCCTCAAGAATTTAATTTATTTGTTAACCAAGTGCAAAGTGATATTTTTGAACAGTATTTTTATGATCTAAATGCGTTTAGAGAACGAAGACCTCAAATGCATGAAGTTGGAGATTCTGTCACTGAATTAATGAGGAAAATAAGAAGGGTTAATGGTATTACTTATTCTGCAAGTCATGGTATAGGTGGTGGAGCACTCCCGAATGGACATATTGGTAAAATATTTTTAAATCAAGGTGGTATACGTAGAACGTTAAAGTTAATTAACCCAGATGAAATACAAGATTTATTAGCGTCTAAATGGCATAAGAAAGGATTTACAGATGCTGTTTATTTTGAAGACGGTGATAGATCAATTCAAGCATGGGATAATACCGGTCAAATAACGTCTGGATTATCTTGCGAAAGAATAACAGGTAAACCTGGTTTAGCATATTGGGGATATATAATTGTAAACGAAGCCCCTATGTTTGATCCTAATTCTAGCGTAGATATAGATTTGATAGAAAGTGAACAATCAAATGTTATTGTTAAAATATTAAAACTAGCTGGTATATCTATTGAAGATCCAACCTTATATCAAGCAGCCGCAGCAGAAGAATCATTAAACTTACAACAAGAAAATAAATAAATATGCCAGGATACTTAAACCAAACACAACAAACTTATTATTCCGGTAGCGCTTACGGTGATTATCAATATTTAAGTTTAGATGAAGTAATAGATAACTTCACAGCCACATATGTTGGTGAAGGAAAAATATTAGGAGCGGTATTAAAAGCGGACGTTAGTTTTCATGCGCACCGGGCATTAGCTGAACTTAGTTATGATACGCTTAAATCTTGTAAATCTCAAGAAATTGAAGTTTGTCCAAACTTAAAAATGCCATTGCCACAAGATTATGTTAACTATGTTAAATTAACATCTGTTGATAGTAATGGTATTGAGCATGTATTATATCCTACTAATAAAACAAGTAATCCTTTTTCTATAGAACAAGATAGTGATAATTGTGATGATTGTGGTGACAGTTCTAGTTCATATGAATATGCTAAAACT